GGTGATGACGTACTCTAGCCCAGCCTTAGTGAGTAACAATCTTAGTTGACCTACAGGTATCATAACTTCTCCTCTCCATTAAGTTGATTGATACGCATCTGACAATAGCGTTGAACTTTCTCTAAGTCAATGATCTCGCTTTGTACCTGCGTCTTACCCTCGTACATCTTGTAGCCTGCACGGCTGGCATACTTAACAATGTTGCCACGCCAGAACTCAAAACCATTACGCATGATGTATGTGATAGGCTCAATGGCCCACCGTGCGTAGTGCTTAGGTTCATTAACGATGTCTGCTGTATGCTCTGCCAATACATTCTCCTCAAAGTCTTCGTATTTTTTTGTTAGGCGATTCCATTCACTCTTTATCACGGAGTACATCCTCATACTTGTTGAACAGTTGCTCAAACTTCCACTGGTATAGTTGCTGCATACCCATCAGTGTGTTCATCATTTCGTCCTGAGTAGGCTCACGGTCACCGTCACCTATCTGTCTGAACACAACCTGTAGGTCATCACACACATGCCAGCAATCCATTATCATTGGCTCCAAGTCATATAGTTTAGGCATCATCATCCTCCGTTAGTGCATCCCACGATACAGGGAATAGTTCAATCATCTTGTAGTCAATCTGTTGTGCAACTAAACGTGTCTCTGCCTGTGTGTCAGACTTGCAACGTAGGTTACACATGTCAGCGAAGGCATCAAGGCTACCTGACCAGTACCACTCAGTCATAGTGCTCTGTGGCAGTACCATACGTGCTTGCTCAGGAGCTACGCCATGCTCAAGTAAATCTTTGTATGCGGTAAGACATGCCCAATTAGTATCCCCCCAGTCACCCACATCAACGAAACCCTCAGAGCCTTGCTTCTTGTCGGCACTACGTCCACGCCACACTGAAGGCTCATGGAACTCAGGCTCACTATCCACATACCTACGGCTGATCTCATTCCAGCGCAGGAACTTATGCTTGACTAGCTGCCGTGCCACAAAGATAGGAGCCTTAACGTGGAAGGATGCGAAGCAGTGACCGAATGGGCTGATGTGCTTGTGCTTGGCAAGGTAACGAATCAGCTTATCGTCTTTCTTCTTGAGCTTAGGTGGCCCCCAAGGGTCATCCTCCATCTCACTTGTCTTACCAAAAGATACTCGTGCAGCGTTAGCTACCGTCAAGTCTGTACCCATGTGGTCAATGTATGTTGCTTTAATCATCTACCTGTACCCCTATACATTCTACTGTTTCATTCTTGTCGTTGACCATAACTGCGGCATCTCTGAGTGCTGTAGCACAGAAGGTCTCGTTCTTGTAAGTGCCTAAGTGGTAATACTTTACGCCTATCTCAGGTACAAAGACAAACCATATTAGCAACCATACTGTGTTCATCCTATAATCTCCTCGTGTCTCTGTAGATACGCTACTGCTTGTTTAATTCTATTTACATCATCTTTGAATGCGCCAAGTCCTGTATTGCAATGGTGACACACCCAACCTCTGAATGTTTCAGTGTCGTGGCAGTGATCCAGTACCCAACTTTGCAACTTCTTCTGCCCCTTGCGGCCTATCTCCCCAATGTCTCGCTGACATATTGGACACGTATAGTCATCAGATGGATATGTATTTGTACTTTTCAAGTACGACATCAACTGTGATTGATTACGTTGACAAGTTCTACATATTCTTTTGTACTCTATAGTTCCTGATGCATACGTTATACTATTAAAGTTATCCAGAGGCAGTGTCGTTTCGCACTTGTTACACTCTAGCCCTTCATCGTAGTGATGAAGTACAACATCAAATAGTTCTAGTTGGTTCACACTGTATACCTCGCAGTCTTGTACTCTAGGTCGCAATGTACAACACCATGCCAGCCAGATAATTTGTTCTTCACAACATTCAAGTGGCGCTGTGTGTCTTCTTCCTCTTGACCATCAACTACTGGATTCTTGGCAATCAATACCATAAGATCAGCTTCAGCTGCCTTACCAGTACGTGAGCCTTCCATCATGCTCTGGTTCAGTAGTACCTTACCCTCTGCATCAGCGGATAGCTGAGACATGTAGAAGATAGCACAGTTATGTGACTTGGCAATCTGACGGGCATAGATAGCGTTAGCTTTCAGTGCTTCATCAGGACGTGAGAAGCCACCAGTACGTGCAAACTTGTCACCCATGTCAAGGATAACGATGTCAGGCTTGTATGACTTACATACTGATTCCACCCATGACATATCACGATCACTAGCGTCCTTGATCTTGATGTTGTCTGCTACAACTGAGTATGCATCACGAGCACGGGCTGGGTTCTCCTTTACCTCTTGCATTGTCATACCAGTGGCGGCAGTGAGGTAACGTGCACCAACACGGTGTGATGCTTCCTCATTACACAGGATAACACACTTAGCACCCTGATGTGCAAAGCCACCCGGCGCTGCAATGAGTGAGGCATGGAAGGATGTCTTGCCTGTGTTAGGTCTAGCACCTACCTCAATCAAGTGACCTGCATTAACACCCTCTACCTTACGTGTGAGGGTAGGTATGTTGAATGACCATTGCGATTCAAGATCATTCTTTTCTAGCAGTGTGTCAACGTCAATGTCATCCCACTCAATACGTAGGTCAGGGGTGAAGTCATCAGAGTAACGCTCAAGTATATCACGCAGCGGCTCTAGGCTACCCTTCGTACCGTTTACGTAGTCAAACCCAAGGTTAGCAACGTCTTCTCCTACCACCTGTTGAAACAGCTTAGACAGCACTTCCTGTGCTATGTCGCTGCCCATTGGGGCTTCCTTCTTGATCTGATTAAACAGCGAACTGTAAGCGCCCTTCTGCGCTGTGGTGAGGGTTGGATTGTTTGACATAAACAATGCCTCAATCTCGTCAGGTGTAATTGTACGTTCATAACGATCCATAGCAGTGTCAATTGCCTGCTTGATCTTACGAACATCTTTGCTGAACAGTCTATCAGGACACTTAGCGCCACGATGATCGTCGTAGAACTCTTTGTCCATAAGACTGCGTACTAGTGATAGTTCCATTATACTTCTCCAAGTGTTGTTAGGTTTTCTATGTCGGTCGGGTTACGGTATTTTAGGTCATCTGTTAGTCGGAGTACCTTCACATCTTGAACGTACCCTCGTAATTCTTTTGCGAATTGCAGTGTCTTTGGTAAGGCGTCAGGGTCTAGTGCAATTATAACCGTTGAGAATTGTGAGAGATACTGCTTGTGTACCTCAGAGAGTGAGGTGCCCAACACTGCTACCCCGACATACACTCCACCCTCTGAGCATCCAGATACATTAGTCTCACCTACAATGGCAGCACTAACACAATCCTCAACGACTACTCCAGTTTTACCACAGCCGTATACATAGGGCAAGGGATTTTTACCATACCTTTTCCATTTAGGTATCTTTTTTCCTAGTGCTCTTCCTGTTGCATCAACCATGATGTTGTTGTGTACCACAGGAAATACGACACGGTGTTCACGAACATCATACAACAAACCAAGCTCACGTGCATCAAGTTCCCACGTATCACAGAACTCTTGCACCGCATCGTAGTCTCTCACAATCCACTCAGGTTTATGAAAGGATACTGCCTCAGTCTCTTCTGCTACAGAGCCTAGAGATTTACGGATGTCATCACTGGTAAGTGTAGTACGAGTACCACCAGACACACTGCACCCTGCTTTGTAACAATTCCACATAAGCTGACCCATGTTATTAGTAGCTGTAAATGTTTTAACTCCCCCACATACGGGACAGTTAGTACGTTTACTTTCACCATTCACTAAGTCCATATCACTTATATGTTCTTGTATACTATTCATGTGTATCACTTTCAATGTTATTCGCTACACTCAATTGTACATGTACGTTTCTTTGTGTCAAGGCATTATTTGCACTTTCGTATGTATGCTTCATATATGGTTTCACAGATGCAACATGTGTATGCCCTGTCACTGACATGATTTGAGGTAGTGGAACGCCCTTGTCTACCATCTGTGTCACACCAGTTCTACGTAAGTCCATAAGGCGTAGCTCTTCGTTTAGCTTTGCTAACCTCATGATGCGGCGTCCAACCTTGGACAGTCTTTCCATTGCGTAAGGTTTGAACCTACCATCACGTGGCTGTGGATGGGGTACAACCCACTCCTGAAAACCAAAGTCTGCCTTCTGTTCAAGTAGCATAGCATTCAAGTTGTCACTAATAGGCAGGAACACCTCAGCCCTACGCTTGCTTTGCTCCAAGCGAAGCTGTTGGCTTTTTAGATCAACATTCTCCCACCGTAGCATACGCATGTCACCTAGTCGCTGACACCATTCGTATGCCATTTGCACAATGAGACCAATGTTACGGTACTCAAAGTCGCTGTAAGCTACATCAAGAAACTTAACAACATCACGATGCTCCCATACATTCTTACGCTGCTTAGTTGCTTTACGTTTGATCTTGGCGAAAGGGTTCTGTTCTGCGTGTTCCATTTGTATTGCGTAGTTGTACACCCTACTAGCACAGGTTGCCGCATGGTTAGCAAAACTAACACCACGCTTCACCCAATCCTCATATGCACGTTTTGCAATCTTAGGTGTGACATCTTTGTACCTACGACACCCAATTGTTTTGTGTACAACGGTCAAGAAATATCTGTAGTCTACCTTAGTTGAGTCACGTAACATACTGAAATCATTTGACAAGTAGTAGAAGTTAATCAGGTCAGTGACTTTGCTGCTAGACTTTAGTTCTACAACTTGTGACTGCTTGTCACGGTACACATCAATGTCTTTGTTGTACTCACGGGCAATCCTTCTTGCAACCTTTATGTCGCCGCTAAGTTCCTCACGTTCTACTACCCCTGCATTCACCAGCGATTGCGGTGGGTTAAAGCGGTATGTGATGCCACCAGAAGGTGACACCCGTTTTTGTACATAGCGTGGTAGGTTAGCCATATATTATGCAGCCTCCAATTCAATAAACTTACTATCACTGACCCACTTGCTTACCTCTTGCTCACGTGACCACATGCTGATTGCCTGTGTGTCATTGCCAGTGTTACGTAGGTTGAACCCATTACGTTCATCGGCATACGATGCATAGTTCGTAAACGCAGAGTACAATGCCCACTTGTTATGACCACGTGTTGCAGCCTCTTGTAAGTACAGCATGTACATCTTCTCCGCCTTACGTTCAGACGAAATCATTTCATCAAGCAGCATCTTGATGTCCACATACTTAGTGGAAGTCTGCGCCCACACCTGCATCTTGCTGGCTTCTGTGTAGAAATCGGTACGAGCACGAGCCAGTTCGTAGATGAAACTTTCCATAGAGAAGTTGGCGGTATTCTTCTTGCGAATTTTGTCATACTCACCTCTGATTTGACCATTAGTGCAGAAGAAATCAATCGCACCAAAGAACACTTGGTTGCTGCATGACCCATCAATACCATGAAGGCTGATGATACGATTGCCAATGGTAGTTTGGTGCTTGTCTGTTGTGATCTCTACCTTCATGTCAGGCAGTTGGATGTCCAGCATAGACCATGCACCATTACGTGCAGTCTGCCAGTTGTATTTGGCATTGGTCAGTTCAGATGGATTAAGTTCTTCTGTCACAGTGTCCATGACACCACGGTAAAAGTCACCGTGTGATGCACACTTGAATGATTTGCCGACGATACCAAGGTATTCGCCAGTGTCGTTGTTGATGACGTATTTCTTGTCATTAACCTTCGTTGGTTCAAAGGCTACGTCAAAATCTAGGTAAGTTGGAATGTCAAACGGCATGTTATTCTCCTGTCAGTTGTTTGTATGGCAACTGTGCCATAGTTATATAGGTGTGTCAACACTTACTTGTAAAATATGTGTGAACCAAATGCTACAGTTGGAGTAAGTGACTTAGACCAGTACGGTTTAACGTACCTTGCGTGGTAATGTGTCGCACCCTCAGTTATATCGGGTATGTACCCCAGCATAACGTCATTAGCGACCAACACAGACCTAGCCCAAGCCACAGTATCTGTTGGTGTGTCAGATTTACCATCGCAGAACCACGAAAACTGACAGTTATTCTTACCTTTGGTGTATCCCTGCTTAACTACAGAGCACACATCATCGGGCCACTTGTTACTGGCGACCCTATTGAGGGTGACATTTGCGACAGCAACTTGCCCCCTCATTTCCTCACTACGTGATTCGTGGTATATGTTTAATGCCATACACATTAACGCTGCACTAATCATTTGTTATCATCCTTCTGTGGTTTAGGGATTGGATGACCCGACCAATCGTCGCATGGGTCATCCTCTTTGCCATCACTGTAGCACCATAGGTGCATCGTGTAGGTAGCCATATTTTGTGTACTCCTCATGTACATATTCGGCACAGTCAATGAACTCAATTCGTGCGCCGGGGTGGTCATGAAGTGCCATGTGAATTGCAAAATCTGTCGCAGTATTCCAACAACTCACAGCGGGGTATGTGTCATCAAGATTGATAACAGATTTTACACCGTCAATCTCAAGCGTTATATCATACGCCATTACAGCCATGTTTAGTCCTCTTCTCTTAGGCTAGGGAAGGCATTGCGTAGTTTGTACCCTACGGTACGCACCTTCTGCATTGTACTGTAGTAACAGTCACCGTCCAAGTCTCGCATCTCATCGTCCCACTCAATCAATGTCTGTACTACGTAACGCACGACATTCTGTTGATCTGACGTTAGACTTTCAAATGCTTCACGCATGGGCCGTTCCCTTTCGGCACGTTCCGCTTTGTGTGCATCTATACGGGCTTGCTCTTCTTCATTTGGAATATATGGCATGGTTGTATCTCCTAACCTGCAAAGTGTGATAGTTTACGTGGCTTTGTACCATTACCAAAGAAGTATACGGTACGTTTACCAAAGTGATAGGCATTGGATGATGCCATACGCTGCCGCTTGAACCAACCCCGTGAGGTTGATTTGCGTTTACGCAATAGTCCTTTCTTTCCAAACAGGTTGAACCGAAAGCCTTGTGACCCATCGTCCAAGGGTTTTGTTGCTACAATTACAAACATTTATGCTACTCCTTCTAGTTTGCTATCAATATCTTTTAGTTGTGTGATCAAGTACTTACGAGTACGCAACAGCTTACCACGCTCCATATTGTTTTTACCTTCAATCACACCAGCTGCTTTCAGCAATTCAACACGGTATATCACACGGTTGAAATACTCGTTTGTGTCTGACGCAATCTGCTTTATGGTTTTGTCTCCCCAATTAGCTAAGATGTAATCATCCAACATAGAATAGTTGTATGTGTATTTACGTGCCTTCTGCATGTGGAATGTGTGTTCTACATACAACTCAGGGTTAGTTGTTTTAACTACAGGACGGGTGGTTTGTGTTGGGTTAGTCATTGTATAGCTCCTTTTAAGCTGTTGTAAGATCAAGTGTTAGGTCTAGGCTATGCCAGCCTATTGGCATACATACATGAGCATAGCCATTTGTCAAGTCCATGAGTATATCTCCTACGGACATGCTTGGACGGTCTCGTATATTGGCAGTCTTTATGGAACCGTCACCATACCCATTGCCTTCATCAAAGATGGCCTCAAATGGGGTACGTTCTCGTGCTTCTACATCATGCATAATCATAGTAGGTTGGTACATATTGTGATGTAAACCATCATGCACCGCATCTTCTACATTGTCACGTGTTGGCATACCCAATGCAAAGTATGCCTTGGCATATACAGACGTTGGCATACTATTGATGCGGTCACTGTCTACATTTGTACGTTGGTAAATCATATATACTGACATAGTTAGGCTACCTTATTGCTGCGATAATTTGTTATACTATTACGTAACGTCTGTTTACGTTTACGATCTTTGTCACGATCACGTTTCCAATCATCATCGTATTTGGACTGTCCAACATTGGACGCTTTTCGTTTAGTCGTTTTGATGAAATTTTTCATCTCGTATTGCATCGTGCTTCTCCTGCTTGCGGTTACGTTTAGCTTTGCTACCTTTCTTAGGTGGCACTACCTGTGGGGCTTTGCGCTCTTGCAGCATAGCCTTTGCCACAGGATTTACAATCCCCACAGATACTTTTTTAATCATCGTCATCCCCTACTACTACATTAGTGAAACGGATATACACACCGCCCTCGCCATCATCATCAAGCAATTCTTGGTAGTCTACATCCGTATCTTTGACCATATGCCATAGGGCGTCAAAAAAATCTTTTCTATCCATGTTCAAATCCATATGTTATACATTCTACGTGGAACCTAGACACTACGTCACCAGTATCCAAGGCACGGTTGGCACGATTGCCAGCTACATGATGGCACCAGCTGTCCCACCAATACTCTGCCGTAGATACATGGTCAGGTGCTGCAGTTTCCTTACGTAAGTCATGGCACAACTGCACATACTCTGCAATCTTACGGCGTATGGTACTTTCCTTAGCTTTGAGGTTGAGCTTTACGGCACCGTCAGGTATACCAAATCTCTTGAGATTGTGGCTGTCCAGACAGGCAGTGTTGAACCCTAAGCATTGGGCAAAGAATGCAGCCTTGACCATACCCAAGTTAGGTACATCGGCAAACAATCGTATGATCTCTTGGCAACCCATAGGTGTATCGTAACCATATGTGTCAGCTATGTGGTATACTTTGCCATACAAATAATCCTTGTTCTCTACGAGATACTGATAGCCTTCCGACTTCTTACCCCATAGGCAATCGGCGTCATAGCCATCACGTTCTACCTTGACCATGCTACCACGGACAGTGGACAGGCCAGCTTGTATCGTAAGCAATACGAACAGGCCAGTGTTTACAAGAGCATCTGAGCCACGCCATCTGACAAAGCCTTTGATTTCATTTACATCACGTTGATACATTTTGTATCCTTTCAAAAGTGTCCAACATTGGACGGTTTCAATTAGGCAAATGCCTCATTCCATTCGGCAGGTGTGATACCTGTCATCAAGAACTCACGTTCTTCGGCAGACAATTGTGGCATAGCGTTCTGAACAAGCTCACCGTCAACCCAAGCATCAAGCTGTGCTTGAGTAATTTTTAAATCCATTACACTGGTTTTACCAGTAAGACGAGAAGTACGAGTGATCTTCATTGTATAAACTCCGTTTAAAGTGTCCAACATTGGACGGTTTGTTTCAGTGTTAGTATTAAACATATGTTATATAACACTTTCACTAAAGTATCAGTGTTATATAACTATGTAATACTACTTGTCAATAGATGAAATGTGATAGCCACCAACATCTGGAATGAATATCCCATAGCCATCATCTTGAATGTATCCAAAGGATGACAGTAGCAGATAGGCCAGAGCAACGCTGCAACCTACATAGGCGGCAATGGCAATACGAATTTCAGCTTTAGTCATTATAATCTCCGATTATATACAGTTAACATAGTCAGACAGTCTCAAAGAGACTGCCCAAGATATTAACCTTGTTGCTGACGTTTAGTCAGTTCACCGATTAGGTCTTCAATGATCTCTTCAAGATCAAGTTTGTTGATAGCAGCTTGAGCCAATATGGTATTCACCATAACCTTTCTTGTGACTGGCCCAACAGTCATAGACTGCTTAGACTGTTCAACCAGCTTAGGCTGATCATCAGACTGTCCAACATTGGACGGTTTACCTTCGGTAGCTTTACCTTCGGTAGGTTCGTCATCTGCTTTAGCAGCTTTCCGCATTGCAGCTTGTAAAGCTGTCAGAGAGCTGAAACCTTTCTTGCTGTTAGCAATAAAGTCACGACATTCAACTTCGTTTTCAACGAACCACAAAGCCTCAGAACG